GTAAGCCACGGCGTAGTTCGCCCAAGACTTGAAGGTTTTGCAGGACTGATCTTTCGGCCCCGGCATATCTTCCGGTATCGCAGCCCTTGGCTTGTCACCCTGGTTATCAATCGCCAGCGTCAATTCGCGGGACTTGACCGGCTCGTCCGGGCATGGCTCGCAATACTGACTGGTTACCTGACTGGTTACCTGATCACTGGTAACCTGATTTGTCGGAGATTTATCCGACCCTGCATCGGATATTTTTCCGACCCTGCTCGGAGATTTATCCGAGGTAGATCGGATTTTTTTCCGAGGTACGGATGATTTTCCGAGGTCGGATTTTTTTCCGAGCTTGTACTTGGCTGTGCCATCCAGCTTCTTGTTCCACTCCCTGCCCTTTTTGGTAAGGCGCACCAGGGTGATTGCAGAGGTGCTAGACAGCTCAATAACGCCCTTTTCAGCCAATTGCTTGAGCAGCCGGTAAACGGTGTCTGGCTTGTCCGTAAGCAGTGGCAATTCGTCGATAATCTTTGCCTTGCTCAAGGCGTAGAAGTCGCCGTTCTCACCACCAATGCGTTTAGCCCATGAAGGGCACTCGTAGACGAACGCGAACAGCAATGCCTGCTGTGCGTTCATGCCCCATTCGAGGGCTTTTGCCTGGTTGATGGTGACGGTGAATTGCATCTGGTATCAGCCCCGCCCGCTACTGGATAACCGGCCAGCACCGCCAACCGACTTATGAACGGTTGACGATTCGCGGATACTTTGGGGTGTGGGAGTCATGCGGCGGCCAGCTCTGGCCAGATGACAGACCAGTCGTCAGGGCGCAGTTGTTTGCGAGTTACTTGCCCTTTCGTCACCAGCTCAAGGCGTGACGCCACCTCCGGCGATGCCGGACGGTTCCCATAACCGATCTGGCGCAAGTGACCCCGCGTCGTGCCGGTCTCGGCCACCGATTTGTCAGTTGCAGACTTGAGCCAATCGAGCAGCTCGATGTGTTTTGTACGCATTGGGTTTCCTCCGTTATGCGCACAGATTAGCGTTTGCTAATGCGGCCTGCAATAGCAAATTGCAATTTACCGTTTGCTAATAGATGGGCAATATCAGGTCATGGAAATGAAAGAGCTGCGTTGGCGCACGCTCGCCAAGCTGATTGGCGACATGAGAACTAAGGATTTTGCAGAGCAGCACGACCTTGATGCGTCGTACCTGTCCCAAATCCTGAACGGGCATCGCGGAATGGGCGAGAAAGCTGCGCGCAAGATGGAAATTAAGATCGGGCTGCCGGACGGCACCCTAGTAAATCCGAGCCAGGAAGGACTTGGAGCGGAAGGGAATACCAACCAAGGAAAGGAGAGCAACGTGATCAGTGCTGATTTCTCCAAGAAGGATCTACAAAGAGGGGAGCTGTCGATCCCTCAGTACGATGTGCGCGGCGCAATGGGTAGTGGTCAGCTGCCAAATGATTACGTCGAGATCATCCGCCACGTAACCATGCACAAGTCTCACTTGGACTTGCTGGGTATCAGTTACACCAGTCCCGCTAACCTAGCCATCATTACCGGCTGGGGTCAGAGCATGGCCGGGACTATTAACCACGGCGAACCTGTATTTGTGGATCGAGGTATAACCAGCTTTACGGGTGACGGGGTGTACGTCTTCACCTGGGACAACCTGGTCTACATCAAGCGATTGCAGAAAGAGAGCAAGACGCACTTCAAGGTCATATCGGATAACCGCGAGCATGACCCGTTCAAGGTCGAGATTGCGGACGTGGTATTTCATGCCCGCGCCGTGCTGGCTTGGAATGCGCGGAAGTTGTGACCGTGCCTAAGCTCCATAGACCTCATGTCTATCTAACCCAGGGACGGTTCATATGTTCGATGTAGAGCAAATAAAAATCCGGTACGAAGGCGGAGATGCTGATCGGCATGAGCTAGACATGCTTGAGCTTGGCGAGTCTCTTCAGGGCTTTGCTAGGCTTTACTCATCAGTAGCCAATTTTGTCGAGACAGGGATTTACAGCCGTCAGTGGAAGGCGATGGAGGTTCGAGCATACGCATCTGAGCCGAAAGCCAAATGCTTTGAAGTCGGCATGATGCTCAACTGGGCGTCACAAACTCAGGTCCTCAGTGGCTTGGCGGGCGCTCTTATTACGCCTATCATCGTCTATGTACTTGCCCGCCTTTCCAATCAGAAGGATGAAATGAAGCATCTTCGCGAGGTTCTTGAGAATCAGCTAAAAGAGCGCCATGGAGATAATACGGCGCTCATTAATCGCATGATGGACACCATTGATCGGCTTGCCGATTCAAGCCGTCCTGCCGCGAAAAAAGCTCTGGCTCCGATCGGATCTTCCTGCAAGTACATAGAGGCGATCAGCACCGGCGGAAGCAATGTTTTCGATCAGGCACTAAAGGATGCGATTTCAGCAGATGATGGTGATGAGCTAACTGGCGAGATCGTTCTGGACATACTCATAACGGAGCTAGACGTAGAAAAGCAAAGCTGCAAGTTCCGCTTGCTGAACGATCCAGATCAAACGGACGAGGATGGGAACCCCGCACGTATTACAGGAAAAATAACGGATCCTGAAATAGAGCTGCAGGGTAACAAGTACCGAATGAGCCTTGCTATGGGTTCACCATTAAAGGCCAAAGGGAAGGCGCGAATGCGTGACGGCTACATTAATGCTTTCTTCATATCGGACGCTAACGACTAGCGCCATCGCACCCCAAGCCCGCCCCGCGCGGGCTTTTTTGTACCCTCCCCAGCCCGCCTTGTGCGGGTTTTTTATTGCCTATCGAAAATAATTTAGCATTTGCTATTGCACATGAGATTACTGTTTGCTAATTTTACTCCCAAGCCAGCAACAAACGGCCCAGGGCTAGACCCGCCGTTCTTTAACACATCAGGATCTGCGCAAGGTGATCCCCTAACGGGTACAGAGCGCACTACAAACTTCACCTTTCATGCCAGCTCTGGAACTGGCCGTGACTCCACATGCAGTCACGCGAAGTCACTCAAGCCAGCCGCGAAGAACCCAGTAGGTGACGCGGCCAGAGATACGAATCCGGCGACGAGAGTGATGGAGAACAGATTTCTATATGCACCTTGGCAACAGGGTGCATGTGGGAACACAACAGGAGAACGACATGAGCAATACCTATATCGGCACCAAGCTCATCAAGGCGTTACCGATGAGCCGCCAAGAGTACAACGATTACCGCGGCTGGGAGCTTCCTGAAAATGAAGACGGCTCAGACGAAGGCTATTTGGTCGAGTATCTGGATGGTGGACAAGCTAATGACAAGCGCCACGCTGGCTACATCAGCTGGAGCCCTGCCGCTGTTTTCGACAACGCCTATCGAAAGACGGACGGAATCAGTTTTGGTCTTGCAATTGAGGCCATGAAGCAAGGAAACAAAGTTTGCCGCGCTGGCTGGAACGGAAAAGGCATGTGGGTGGCGGTTTCGCCGGGCAGTCAGTTCGCACCTGAACACGCAAAGCCGGGCCATGCGGCACACCACTTGGCACAAACCCAAACCGCGCCAATCACTTTATCGGCCCATATCGACATGAAGGCAGCTGACGGAACTTTAGTGGTTGGCTGGCTGGCATCTCAGACCGATATGCTCGCTGATGACTGGATGATTTTGGACTGATTTCTCATGCCGATTCACCGAGTCGGCATCGGAAACAACCGAGGATCAATCATGGAAACTATCGAACACCAAGGCTGGCAGGGCCACTTGGGCTTGGGCCTTACCGCTCAACAGATACGCTGCCTGATCACCTGCATGCTCGGCAACAAGGACAAAGAGACGGCCCGTGTGCTTGGCCTATCGCACACCACGGTTAAGACGTACATGAACCGGTCTCTGTGCAACCTTCGCTGCTCAAGCCGTGCACAGCTCGTTGCAGAGGCAATGAAGCGCGCCATCATCACCCCGCTGCTGATCATGCTCGCCATTTGCATGATGGCAGTGCAAGCCACCCCTGATCACCAGCCAGTCACCCGTAACCGCATTGTCCGAGTAAAGGGCGGCGGTCGTCGTGATGACGTGGCGAGTGTGTTTCGGATTTGTTGATAACGGAAGGAGAAGGGAAATGGCAGAACTAAAAATTAATATTCCGGACGTTGCGCATATTGTCGTCACTGGTCCGACGCAGTGCGGTAAGTCGATTGTCATGGATCGCATAGAAAAGATGCTAAAGGCCGATTTTGGCGCAACAGTCATTAGTCGCGATTTAGCCAAGGAGCGAGAGTTGGGAAACATGGATGAGTTGGCGGACTGGGAGGTGAAGATGGTTAAGGACGCAACATGGATTCTTTATGAGCGCTAACCCATCGCCCTTTCACTGAGAGGGCATCGAAATTGGTTGCCAAGGGAAATCAGTAGCGAATGGCGAGGTGCGCACCAAGCCGCTAGCGAAACAAAGTACTTGGGGCAGGCTGCGCAACTACCGGACTCGACGCGAGTACGCCAATTGGGTCAATGAAAACAGTACCGGACCCGGTAGATGCCGCTGGATCATACCCAGCACCAATTTCGATGTAGATGAATGCGCAGGCTGATGCGAGGGATCCTGTAACTGCCCATAGGGTGGTCGCTCAAAAGTGGCTGAGGTGTAACGACTCAGGATCTTGTTCCCAAAATGCCGGAATCAGTCCCGGCCATCTGCATCAAGCGGCACCAGCTAAGAGGTGCAGCCCGTGCGACGGGTACGGCCCTGCATATCGCGTCATACAAAGCAGGGCATCCCACCTACCCCCTTCCAGTGTCCAGAAGCATGCACGCCATGCCTGTGGGCACTCCCTTGTCTGGAGATAAACGATGAACGCACACCAGCGAGTCACGCGGGCATTTCCCGCTCCGATCTGCCATTCCGATCTGCACAGCCCGCCAGAGCCCGCAGAGGCGCCCAACCTCGACAACGAGCGTGACGAGCTGATGGTCGGCTCTGATACCGAGCTGCTGGGGTATGAGGCATTCAAGCGTTGCGCCGACGAAGAGCTGTACGACCTGGTACCGGACGGGTTCTGCGTTGACCTGATTCTGGCAGCCAGCCGCTGCAGTGATCCATTCATGCGTGACCGCGCCAAGGCTGCACGGACTGCGCTGGAAGATCACGCGACGAAGATGCTGCACGACGCACTGGAAAGGAGAAACAGCCGTGGATAACCCAGCAACCACCAGCAACCCGCTGTTCTGGCGTCCTGTGAAGCTGGGCCGCGATCAGGCCATGAGCATCATTGCCTTGCGCCGCTGCCACATCAAGCGAGCCGAGCGCGCACACATCAACGCATTCATGGCCGCTGGCCGCGAAGAGCTGCGACAGCTTGTTGATTGCGGCGCTATCAGCCAGGGCGAGCAGGACTTTTACGAGCGCGAATACACGGCCCTGTGTTCTGAGCGGCTTGTGCGGTTATTGCCTGCCAGCGTGCAGGCCCGGATGAAGTGGGGTGGGAAATGAGCATGTTCCTTATCGGCATCACCATCGGCCTGTCAGCCTTCGTTTCACCGCTGCTTCCGCCTGTCTTCGCTGGCACCGCATGGACTTTTAGAGGGCTGATTAAATGACAACCCCACTCGTTAAATCGACCACGGATGAGCTGATAGAAGAGCTGGAAGCGGCGGCGAAGAGGGCTACCAATGACCTATGGACGACTGACGGCCATTCAATGGTGGTCGCATGGAGCGACCAAGCGAACCAGTGTTACGCGGTAGCAAAATGTGAAGGGCCTGACAGGATATCAAATGCGCCATACATCGCTGCATGCAATCCAGAAAACGTCCTTGCCCTAATCGCCCGCATCCGCGAGCTAGAAGAGGCGCAGCGGTGGGTGTCGGTGACTGAGCGGCTGCCGGAGCCTGGCTTGCTGGTTCAGGTCTACTCGCCTCCGCAGCCTGGCGACTGGCCTGACACGGTGCGGATAGACACAGACGGCATTGATCCAGAGTCTGAGGACTATTGGGTAGGGCACGGCGAGCACTACGAGCGCTACTGCATGATCGCCAAAGGTGGTGACGTGGAGTGGACCGGCCCCGCCGAGAAAGCCCCGTACACGCACTGGAAGCCAATGCCCGAGCCACCCCAATGACCCGCTACATCCTCTGGCAAACAGCCGAAATACTCACCTATCTGGCGGCATTCGTAATCCTGCCGCTCATGACTTCAACTCTGTAGGACAAGACAATGAATGCACAACAGCAACTGGTGTCGTTTGACGACATCAGCGAGGACAACGCGCCTCTGATTTATGTACCCGACGGCCTGAAGCCTTTCATTGAGCGGGTGCGCGCCGAGGTATCTGGCGAGGTGCCCGACCTCAGCACCAAGAAAGGCCGCGACCGCATTGCCAGCCTGGCCGCCAAGGTGAGCAAGTCCAAGGTGGCCGTCGAGAAGCCTGGCCGCGACTACCTCAAGCGCCTGAAGGAAATGCCAAAGGTTGTTGAAGCTGAGCTGCGCGATTTTGTAAATGGCATGGACACACTGCGCGATGAGGTTCGTAAGCCCCTGACAGATTGGGAAGCAAAGGAGGCGGCGCGCGTTGCTGACTTTGAAGAGCGTATCGACCATCTGAAAGAGTTCGCGGTGGTGTCCGACGATCTCCGCGCCGCTGGTATTCAGGTGCAGATCTATAACCTGCAGAACATCGACATTACCGAGTCGTGGCAGGAGTTTGAAGCCGAAGCGCACCGGGTTAAGGCCGCAAGCCTGGAGACGCTGCAACAGCTGCTGACCAAGCGCAAGGCGCACGAGGCCCAGCAGGCAGAACTAGAGCGCCTACGCGAAGAGCAGGCAGCGCAAGCCCAGCGCGAGCGTGAAGCGCAACTGGTGCGCGAAGCCGAAGAGCGGGCCCGCGCCGAAGCAGCACAAGCCGCCCAGGCAGAACGCGAGGCAGCTATTCGCCGCGAAGCTGAGGCCAAGGCGCAATCAGAAGCCCGCGAGCGCCAACTGCAGCAGCAGGCAGAGGCGGCAGAGCGCGAACGCTTGGCATCACAGCAGCGCGCCGAACAGGCAGAGAAGGATGCAGCAGCCAAGGCAGAAGCCGCAGCCGCAGCCGAACGCCAGCGCTATCTGGACGAGCAGAAAGATATTGCACGGCAGGCAGCGGCGCGTGAAGCCGACGTGGCGAACAAGGCGGCAGTCCTTACCGGCATCAAAGAGTCATTCATGCAGGCTGGCGTCTCTGAAGAGCAAGCCAAAGCCATCGTCAACATGATACGTCGCGGCGAAGTGCCTAGCGTATCCATCCAATACTGAGGTTCCCATGAGCAACGCTTTAATGATTGCCGAGGACATCTACGGCGCGCGCGACTCGTTCGCCTCCGTGCTCACCGATAAAAACTTGAGCTTTGAGCGTGAAGCCGAGTTCGCCATTCAAACCATTCAGGGTAACGACTTAAGCACCAAGATCGCCTTGAGCAACCGCCAGTCCGTGGTTAATGCAGTGACCAACATTGCGGCTATTGGAATCAGCCTTAACCCGGCGAAGCGGCAAGCCTATCTGGTGCCGCGCGATGGACGCATTTGCCTAGATATCAGCTATATGGGTCTGATGGATCTGGCCATGGCCACCGGTTCGATCCGCTGGGCTCAGGCTGAACTGGTCTATGCCAATGACACCTTCAACCTAAATGGCTTCGATAACCCGCCAGCCCACCAGTACAACCCGTTCTCCAAGGATCGCGGCGACGTTGTCGGCGTATATGTGGTGGTGAAGACCGCAGACGGCGACTACCTCACCACCTGCATGAGCCGCGACGACATTGACGGCATCATGAACCGCTCGCAGTCAGTCAAATCCGGCAAGTCGTCGCCCTGGAAAACAGACTACGGCGAGATGGCGAAAAAGACGGTCGTCAAGCGCGCCTACAAGTATTGGCCCAAGACTGACCGCCTAGACCGGGCAATCCACCACCTGAACACCGATGGCGGCGAAGGACTGGCGGTGCTGGCTAATGAGCCAAAGGGCGGCGCTTTGGCTGATAAGTGGATCGCCCAGGTTGTGAACACTGAATCCCTTGAGTCCTTGGAATCGGTCTATGTGGCCGCCAAGGCCGACATGCAAAAGGCAGGCGACCTGCAATCGTTCACCGCGCTCAAGCAGGCGGTGGCGAATCGCAAGAAAGCCCTGGCAGAGCAGCTCGCACCAATCGAATCGGAGGTGGATCATGGAACAGCAGAGTGATGATTGGTTCGCAGCAAGGCTTGGCAAAGTGACAGCCAGCAAGGTTAAGGACGTGATGGCTTCCGGTCGTGGTGGCGCACCATCTGCCAGCCGCAAAAACTACATGATGCAGCTGTTGTGCGAGCGTCTGACCGGCGCACGCGAGGAAGGCTACACCAGCGCCGCTATGGCGCGAGGCAATGAGCTGGAGCCGGTCGCCCGCATGGCTTATGAGCTTTTTCAGGATGCCGAGGTTCAAGAGGTTGGGCTGATTGATCATCCGACAATTGCGGGCTTCGCAGCTTCGCCAGACGGCGTAATCCAGCTGCCCCGTGGCCGTGGCGGACTTGAGATTAAGTGCCCGAACACCGCCAATCACATCGCCGTGATGCAGTCCGGCAAGCATGACACGCAGTACGAGTGGCAGATGCTCGCGCAAATGTCCTGCGC